GTTCCCTGCTAAATTTGCTCTAGCATCTGTTGCCTGTCTTGGAGTCATTTCAAATGGAGTGTCTCCATCTTTAATCATTGGCAATCCAAGTTTCTCTCTTGCTTCATTTGGCATCATTACTTGGGTCTTAACATACCGTTCAAGAATTTGAGACTGAGCAATTTCATCAGTAAGCGTAAGTTCGTTAAATTTAAGTTCAAGAATGTCAGTTTTTTCACGAACAATTTTGCCAATAAGTTTTGCAATTTCGTTTTGTGCAGGTCGTGAAACTTGCTCTTTAAAAGTACGATCTTGTGCTAAAGCGTTTGCAATTGATCCTGAATCACCCCCACCTAACTTAGACAATGGTACTTGGTGGGCTACTAAAATATCATTTCTATTTTGAAGCCTATACTCTTTGAAAGATCCCTCTTGAACACCATTCTCAATTGGCTTCATTTCAAATTGAACCTTATTGTTTTCAGTATCTCCTGGAAGTGGAATATACAAAGTTCTGTGAGACTGACCCTTTAAGCCAGTTTGTAAAAATCTAAACATTTTGTCTTCTGCATCTGCACTTAACTTAGCACCTTTAAGTGTAATAACATATCTTGGCACTGCTTTGTTCTCAAAATAATCAATATTGTAGTTTGACGCAAGTTGATCACCAATAAGTGAAGCAAGGGCTGAAATAATATCTGGAACTCCATAATAAGTATTTAATGGAGAGTATTGCTTAAAATGAATAACTTCATTTGGTCTTGTATCTGTTGTTACAGGGTTTTGATTCTTTGCCCCAAAATTTCTAAAGTATGTAACTGATGGCTGAATAATCTGAACATATCCGTCATTTAGTCTGCGAACACGCATTGTTGTTGATGGAATATGACCAATGTAACCAATCTCTCCTGTTACTTTACGACCAATTTCCATGTATCCGTTTCCAGTTGCTTGTACATCTACATAAATCTTTTCCATAATTTTTGTAAAACTGTCATCATCATTAAGGTTTTCTAGCCAATCACGCATTTCAATCTTTGCTCTTTCAATTCTTTTACGAGCACGACCAAGAGAATTCTCATCCTCAACATTTTCAAGTTTTAACATGGTACGTGAAGAAACAACAAAGTCATAACCAAGACCAACAACATTCTCTACTTTAGCGTCAATAGCAGCATGGTTTGCAAAAGATGTATCGTAATAGTTTGCTAATTCATAAAGGTTATAAGGAGGTGTAATTACATCAAAAAGTCCGTAACCATTTCTAACTGCTGTTCCTGGATTTATGGCCTTTGATTTTGTGTTGTCTGTTCCAGACTGAACTGCATTTGCGCTATCCAAATATGCAGAATTTGGATCTACTGCTTTACCAATGTTACGAGCAGTTCGTCTTTTAAAGTTTTGATCAAGATTGTTTAAATTTTTAATAAAATCCCAGTTTTTATTAAAAGGATCGTTCTTTTTAAATTCATCATCTTTGTCTTTAAGATTGTCAATACTTGCACCAAGATAGTACTCTTCTTCATCAATCATCGGAACCATGCTCCTTTATTGTTTGCTGTGCTGCATGGACCGCACCCAAATCATTCATATTAGGAATAAGTCCTTCTTTCATTCTGGCAATCTGCTCAGAGTATTCCATTTCGCTTACACGGTTTACACCAGGATGAAAAACTGGTTTTCCTTCTGGCTGACCCCAATATTCTGCTGCTTTGCGTAATTCCATGATCTTTTCAAGATCACCTTTACGTGCAGGAATGTTTAAAAGGTTTCCGTGACCATCTCCAAAGACCTTGCCATTGGGTTTTTCCCAAAAATATAAACCCCAGTCATAGTTTTTTTCAATAAGTTTTATCTTGGACTTACCAACTTCTCCTGGTTTTTTCTCTCTCATAACCATTAGTATACCATATTATGCTGGAGGTAGTACAGAGTTTTGCCAAATAGCGTCTTGAATTACAGAAACTTCATCTGTTTCTAGGTAAATTCCTTCATTATCGTCTATAATAATTTTATTTGTTCCAGTATAGTTGTTATAAACTTCTCCAGCATTAACAACATACCTACTATCTCTTCTTTTAATTAAAACATTGTTCCAATCTGCAACTAGAAAATCGTTTGTGCCATTATCCCAATAAGACCAACTCTCATCTTCAACTTCTGCCCAAGACCTGTAAATATTGGAAAATTCTAACTGTGATTTTGTTCCTTTATAAAAAGAAATGTTATTAAAGGTCATAAGATTTCTTAAGTTAATTTTTCCATTAAAAGCATTAAAATTTAAGTTGGTTGGAAAAGACATTCCTAAAACTGCCCATCTTTGAATACTAAGCGTTGGGTCGGAAACGTACAGTCCATCTACATAATAATCAATTAGATTATAAGGAAGGTCATTAGATTTTGTTTTTGCAAAAATTCTTCCTCTATCTGCATTTGATGAGTTAGCCTGGATATAAAATTCTAAAGTATCAACGGCATTTTCTATTTCAAATATTAAAACTGGATTTTGTGGAAAACCCCACAAGTCTAACCTTAAAAATAATTGTATTGCGCTTATTGGAAAAAGATCTATTTCAGTTGGATTAACATCAATAGAGATTCCACGATCTAGGTTGGTTGTTCCTCCTATTAATTCAATCCCGCTTTTTCTTGTCAAGTAAAGGTATGGAGCACTTTCCTTATCAATTAAATAAGGATTTTGTGCTTTGTAATCATATAATTCTGTTGATCCAGAGTCTTGCTCTAAAACATATGGCTCTATCTCTATTGCATATCTGGTATTTATTGGATTGGGTACTGTTGCATTAAAAGTTTTTGCAGCAAGTTCCAACTTTCTTAAAGAAACTTGGTTGTGCAAAATGCCAAAAACTTTAAATGTTAGAAGATAGACTATTACAATATTATTAAAATCAACTGTTTTTGATGGATAGATTAAATAGTTGTCAACAATTTCAAACCTTTTTGTTTCCCAATTTGCTTCTTCATTTAAATCAAGAATTCTATTTTTAAGTGCTGGCATTGTTGTTGTGTATTCAAAATCTGTTTGTGTAACATTTTCTAAAATATTTTGAAAAGTAACATAGGCTCTTACGTTAGAATTGTCTGTGTTAATTGATTCACTATTGTCTATCCAATATCCAGACTCCTCTCCGCTTTCTTCATCTTGAACTTCTGATGGTGATGGGTAGTCAAGATTAAATTGAATAAAATCAATATCTAAAACTGTTTCTCCTGAAACATTTAAAGAGTTTTTTGCAAGGGACGACAATGGAGTATAAGATTCCCAATAACCAAATGTTGCAATATCAATAAAAAATCCACCATAATCTTCAAAAGAAAACAGGCTATAACTTCCAACGTGATCAATAAAGTTGGCATTTGCAACTGCAGTTCCATCTTCTTCAAAATATGTGTTTATTGTATTTGTATGTTTAAAAGTATTTATTGATACTTTATAAATGTTTCCAGTAAACATATTTGATGCATTAGGCCTGCTTCCAATATATAATTGTAATGATGATGGGTTTGAAAAAAATTGAGAGAGTCCGTCCACCAAACTTTCTTCAAGTAATTTTGATATTTGAATTCCTGCAGAAAAAATTCCTGTTGGGCAGGTTACTGATTTAATAACTACTGATGGATCACCTGGAGCAAGATTATGTCTAAATAAATATTTTAAATTTCCTGATTCTCTTTCAATACTAAAACTACTATTTTCTTTTTGCAAAAACAATAAAGTTCCATTTGTATTTTCTGTAACTTTAAAAGTTCCAATAATTGAGTCTAAAGAGTTTGAAAGAAAAGAAAGGTTTTGAAAATAAACATAAGAATCATTGCTCCATTGATTAGATGGTTTTAAAGTAAAAAATTTATTTGTTTCATTTTGAACTAACTTATTATCAGTTTCTAATTCTTTTATAGTCTTTGTTCCAGAAGATCCATTTAAAACAAAATTAGGTAAAGCATAGTTTGGTGTTTTTAATCTTACAACATCTGGAACCAATGTGTCTGTTGACCCAGAACTCCAGGATCTTGTGGTTGGAAAAGTAATGTTGTTGCTATAATTTGCAAAAGAATAGTCTATCTCTGCAGTAGATCCTCCGTAGTATGAGTCTATAATCTGCGGTGTTTTTGGAACCCCTTGACCTAAGATATAATGAATTTTTGCAGCATTGTTTAAAATAGAATAAGGATATATCGCAATACAATCTATTTTAATTTGATCTACAAGAGTTTCATAAGCGTAAATTCCAATCCAATCATTACTCTTGGTAGAGTATTCAACTGAATATTCAGGTGGGAGGGTCATGGTAGAAGTGTTTATTGAAAGAGTGCCAACGTCTTCTCCGTTTACCATAAGTGTTGCTTGATCTCTAATAAGTTTAATATGGATAATCATTGGCCTAAACCATTCGCCAACATAATGTGAAACAAAGTTTCCATCAATAGCAAGAGTTAAAAAACAATCTTTTACATATAAGCCATCTGTTGATGATATTGGACCTAAGATTCTTCTTGCATCTATTGTATTTGCATCTGCTTGTAACCAAAATTCTAAAGTATAGGCATTGTTTCTTCCAGA